GACCACGCGCCCGACCTATGTGCGCAATCAGGGCACGGATGAGGATAAGAATGACCCTATCCGCTGGGCGGGTGTGCTTTACGTTCATAATCCAGACCCGGCTTCTACGTCTGATAGGTATAAGTCGCAGACGTTTGTTTCTTATGACGAGTTCGGTATTTGGCACCGTGCCCGCTCTGGCGGTGGCGCGTGGCTTCCTTGGCAGCGTTTGGACGCTGATGATTATAAGCCGGTGAATCTTGGCGATGTGAGCCTAGATACGGTGATGGAAACGGGCTTTTATTCCCAGCCTATTGGCAAGAACGCCACAAAGAAGAATAAGTATCCGGTTGTGGGTGAGCGTGTAACTGTTACGGTCAGTCGCGTTAACGAGAACGCAGCTAGTCAGATTCTGCAGACGGTTAGGTCTACTGACAGTGGTCGAGTGTTTATCCGCTCCTACGTTTCCGGCTGGAATGATTGGGTCGAGGTCGCAGGTGGCCCGTTCTATCGAGGACTCATCGGCCCCGATGTAAAATCCATAGATGAGCTAGCGCCAGGAAATTGGGGTGTTGGCGACGGAAACATCTCTACCGCGTTAGGCTTGCCAGAAAACTTTGGTACTTTGCTCGTTCAATACATTTCTTCAGGCAAGACTGCCCTTTTCCAGGCACAAGACAAGCCAGGACAGAAACCAGCCCTATGGCTGGCTTCGAAATCTGGAGACACGTGGTCCACATGGACAAAAGTAGCCGGGGCTGCCGCCGCAGTAGATTCCGCAGCAGACATCACCCGCTTCACCGTCGACACAGACGGGCTAACCCACGAGTTCCAAAGCCCAGACCTGCCGGCTGACACCACCACCCCCAAAATGGACGCCGCTGGTGTTCTCGGCTGGTACGACAAGCTCATGGCCGAAAACCCGGAATACATCACTAAACGCACCTTGGGCACCGCATCTGATGGTGAAACGCCGCTCGTGGCTTACACGTTCAAACGCCCCGAACTGCCCACCAACGGAAAGTACGGCAAGCTCACCGACCAAGAGCGAACCATGCCTACCTGCGTACTATCTAGCGGTACGCACGGGCATGAAGTGCCCGCAGTGTCGAACTTGTACCAGTTTGCAAAGCTCCTGTGCAATGACTGGAAGAAGTATCCCGCGATTGAAGCAATGCGGTGGAACTTCGAGTTCATCTTCATCCCCATGGTCAACCCTTACGGGTTCAACGGCAGGGGAAACCCAGATGTGTGGTCGCGTAAAAACGGCAACAAGGTTGACCTAAACCGGAACTTCCCCGTCGAATGGGAAAAGACCGAACCAGATACGGCAACGTGGTCCGGCGAATCTCCACTGTCCGAACCGGAGTCCAAAGCCGTCTGGAAACTCATGCAGGAAGTCAAAGACCGCGCCATCCTTGGCATCGACATGCACAACTTCTCATCTTCGAAAGCGAGCCCCTGGCGCCAAGTATGGGCCATCTACTCCCACCCGATGATGCTGGAAGTCAACAAGGCGCTAATCCGCCTACTGTCACGCCGCTGGAAGCAGCACTATGACTGGATTACCGTCCCAGACCCTTACTACGGGTATGTCAGTGAATGTACTGGTGGTACTTTCGGTAAGGCGTACGCCGGTGTGGGTATCCCTGGCTCCACGTTGGAAACCAACAACATCACATTGCTGGATGGTGGCGCTGGTGAGGAGCTTAGTGCTAGGGCGATGACCTTGGGGCTGGATACGATGGTCAACCATATTCGCCTAGGTCTACTAGAGGGCGTGCGGCGTAAGTCCCTCCCGATGGGTGAGGGGTAGGCTATGGCGGTAACAATTGGTGCTTTAGCCGTAGCGCCGGTGGTGTGTACTGGCACGGGGTCTACGGCGGCGTCTGGGTGGTCTGTCTGGCAATTGCGCACCGAACACCCTTCGGCAAGACTAGACGAGCTGGATACTCGCATCACACTAGCCAGCCCGGGGTTATGTCTCGTTTCCTACTTCGCGCCGGTGGAGAAAATAACCCGCCAGTGGATACTCAACGACGGCGCAGACCGACAGCGTGGAGACCTCACCCTTGCGGGTGGCGCCGCCTCCGAGGTGTTGGAGTTGAAATCCAAAAACGACCAACTCCGCGTAGTGGGAGAACAACCAGGACTCACTATCCGGGTTGAATACCTCACTAAACCCTAACCAACCGCGCCCCACAGTGGGCGCTTTTCTCATGCCCGAAAGGAGGGCGAAAATATGGTTACTATGCCAGTTGATAAGGGCTTTGTGGTCACCTCACCGCTTGGCCCACGATGGGGTACTACCCACTGGGGTGTCGATTATGGCGTGGCTGGCGGCTCAGGTGGCAAGCCTATTTACGCGATTAAGGACGGCACGGTTATTCAGGCTGGCCCCGCCAATGGTTTCGGGCAGTGGATAAGGATTGACCACCCCGCCAGTGTTGGGGGTAACGAGTCCGTCTACGGGCATATCATCCCGGAGGTGCGTACGGGCCAGCAGGTTCGTGAGGGGCAGCGGATTGGGTACATCAACCCCAACTCGGCAACTAACGGTGGTGTAGCGCCTCATCTGCACATTGAGGTGTATCGGTATTCGTGGGTTGGCCCCGGCCAGCGAGTAGTAGGGCAGACGATTCTTGACCCTCAGCAGGTTCTACGTGGTGCGAAGTGGCCCGGCGAGTCTACCGCCCGCCCCGTGGGGACGCAGGGCGGCACGTTGTTTGGTGTGGATGTGAGTGAACATCAGGACGGCATGAGTCTTGCGCAGGCGAAGCGTGAGGGAGTGGATTTTGCGATTATCCGCACCACTGACGGCACGCACCGCGACCGCTGCTACCGCTCACATCTTGAGGACGCGGAGGCGGCTGGGCTTGTTACCGCCGCGTACCACTACCTCCGTAACCCGTCGGAGGGCACGACGGTGGCGCAGCAGGTGCAGGCCTCGCTGGAAGTCATGGGCGATAAGAAACGCCCAATGTGGATTGACGTAGAAACCTCTGCCGGTTTGCATGTTGACCACATCCGCCAATGCAAGCGTGAGTTTGAAAAGCACGGCGTGAGGGTTATCGGCGCGTACTCATACGTGCCGTACTGGGAGGGGCGCGTAGCTCCGCACGAGCCGGACTCGCACGAGTTCGGGGCGTTCTGGGTCGCAGCCTACGGGCGGAACCCTTATGGCAAGCCCCGCGATATTTACCCCGGCGACCAGCACCGCCAGTGGAATCACCCGCTCGGCAATCAGAAACCTGTCATGTGGCAGTACGGCTCCAACGCCCAAGTGGCCGGGTACAGCGTAGACATCAACGCCTACCGGGGCAGCAAGGCTCAGCTACGCGCTTTATTCAGTGGGAAACCAGTACCTAACGATGAACCATCGGAGGAAGATATGAACAAGCTCTACCGGCAGATTACTGCCTTTATCTCGGGCTACCTTGGCCCGCAGATTGATGCGATTCAGGAAATCTGGCGACAACTACGAGGACCAGGGGGTAACGGCTGGGAACAACTAGGTCAAAATGAGCGCGGCCAGAACCTAACCCTTGTCGATGCAGTTGCGGCAATCCGCCAGCAGCTCGCGCAGATTCAGGCAGACGTGAACGAATTGAAGCGGAGGAAGAAGTAATGGGCAAGCACTACAACCAGACTGTTCTTAATTCCGTATCCGAACACGTGGCGGAGGCCGTCGCGGTTGAGCTTCAAGAGCAGCCGTGGTGGCTACGCTACAAGGGCACCATCATGCTCATTTTGCAAGCCATCGCATGGGTTGCGGGTGTAATCCCCGTGTACTTGGCGGACGCCCCGGAATGGACGGCACTCCTCGTTGGCGGTATTGGTTTCTTCGTCACCACGCTGACTAACCGCCTTACCGTTGATGGTGTCACCCCAAGCATGGCACCACGCCTAGCAGACCAAGCAGAACGCCGCGAAGCAGCAGAAACACCCAACACCCTGCCGGTCTACACCGGCCCCACCACGGCGGGGGAGTAGTCGTGAGATGGGAAGATTTTAAACTCCGCGCCGCCAGGTGGCTCGTATCAGATGCTGCGGGCCTGTTGATTTTGGGCAGTATATCCATCGCTCGCGGCATGTCCTACACGCCCTTGCTGGTAAACCCTGAGCGCAAGCCCACGCACTTTATGGAGAGTGTGCTTAATCCACCGTCGTGGGCGGTGGTGTGGCTTCTCATGGGTGCGCTGTGCTTGTGCGGGGTCAAGTGGCCGAGGTTGGTGCCTGCCGCCGTGGGGGCTGTTGTGGGTCTGCATTCCATGTGGGCGTTGAGCTTCATTTTTGCCACGCTTTTCGGCGACCTGCCCCGCGCTTGGGTGTCCTCCCTTGGCTATATCGGAATCGCCGCCATGACCCTCTACGCGTATGGGCGCGGCCAAAGCAATGAGATGAAGCTGGTCGATGGGAGGTGACGGGCATGCCCGTAGACGGGCCGCTGGCAACCATCATCGTCGGCGTGATTGGCGTGCTCGGCACCCTGATAGGTACTCACCTGACGGAGAAAAGCCAGAAGAAAAAGACGGAAATCGAAGCCCGAGGCCCCGAGTGGGAATCCTTTACGAAAAGCATTCGTGAGTGGACGAATGAGCAGCTGGAAGCCCGCGACAAGTCCATTGCGGAGATGCGGGGCGAAATTGCGGAGCTACGCGACAAACTGGAGGTGTGGAAAAGCCGCTATTTTATCGCCGTGAATCATATTCGCCAGTGGCGGCTGAAGCACCCAGAGAGTGTGGCTGATATGCCCATACCTGACGAGTTAGAGAATGACTTTTAAACTGACCCTCACCCCTGCCGGGGTGGGGGTCTTTTTCTGCGTTTTAGGGGGCAACCTCAAAGTCAAAGTCCGCCATCGTGTACGCCATGTGGATATGCCCCATAAGCGCGGTGTGCTCAGAACGGCTAAGACCCTCGCCTGTAATCGCGTTGGTGAGTATCACAGGTTTGCCTTCTGCTTCTGCCTGCTCGGCAATCTGTAGGGCTTGGTCGATACAGTCCGCAAACTGCACCCACCTGTCTTGTAGCCATACACCAGCGTCGAGAGGGGGCTGGTGGGTGGTTTCCCACCGTTGGGCGGTGCGGAGGTTTACGTCGCAGGCGTTGGCTACCTCTTGGGAGGTGAGCCCCATGCTGGTGCGGAGAATACGGAACTCGTTTGGGGTCATGCGGCTTGTGTCCTTACTTCGGTGATGGTGCCGAGGGTGAAGTGCTGGCGGCCTACGACGCGGTCGATGGTGCCCCACTGGCCTGGCACATTGGTGCGCCGGAACGTCACATCAGCGGGAAACTGCTCTTTGAGGATGGCGTACATGTGGGGGCCGGTGTAGGTGCCCAGGGTGGTGATGATGGTCTGCATTTCGGACTTTCTTTCCGGTTGTGCGGCCTCTTCCAGGGGTGGTTCCCCTTGCCGTCTAAACTAAGTATATGCCATAAAATACGACATTGCAAGTGGATCAAAAACGGCCATGCATTTCCACGACATACGGGGCAGGAAACCACCGCAAACCACCGGAAACCACGGCATAGGCAAAAACGAAGAAACCCCCTCCCACCAGCGTATTTGCTGATAGAAGGGGGTAAATTATTTGCTCCTCCAACTGGGCTCGAACCAGTGACCTAAACCCCATTTAACCTGCACAAACACCCTATTTAAGCCCCTTTCCACGACAATTCCACTGCATTCGAAATCTTTCCCTCCACGGCACTGCCCACCGCCTCCAAGTCCTCATCAAACAATTCAGCGTAAATATCAAGGGTCATCGCAGCGGAAGAATGCCCGAGCTGCCTTTGCACAACTTTCACGTTCGCCCCGGCGGAAATCATCAGGCCGGCCGCGACGTGCCTAAGCCCGTGCGGGGTTACTCGTGGAAAATCCGGGTAATTATCCATACATCTATCCAGTGCGTTGTAGTACCACTTCCCATGTGTTGGTGGTTTCATCGGAGTGCCGTCACGACGCGGCCACAACAACTCGTCCGGCCCCTTTCCGTCCATCACAGGCACCAGCATCCGCATCACGGACACAGGCACGGACACTTCCCGTACCTCATGGGTCTTTGGCGTTCCGATAATTACTTCACTTCCCACAGTGACCGCATTGCGCTCAATGTTGATGCGGTTCCGTAGCACGTTAACGTCTCGTACCCTAAGCGCTGCCGCTTCGCCCCACCTAAGCCCCACGGTGCCAAGTAGCCACACCAGCTCCTTATAGCGTGTGCATTCACCCACCAGCAGGCCCAGCTGCTTTGCTGTCAGATACACTTTCCTAGCCGCGTCTTTTCGCGGTAGTTTCACGCCCCGCGCCGGATTCTTACGGATCGCTTTGTCCATCACCGCCAGGTCAAGAATCTGCGCCAGCACCGCATGAGCCTGCCTAACTAACGACGCAGACCTGCCCAATGAGGACACCCACGCCTGCACCTCGGAGGGCTTAATACTGAACGCTTTGCGTGTTCCCCACTTTGGTTCCACGTGGTTGCGCCAGACTGCCAGCATGTCATGTCGCGTTTTAGGCTTCAGGTGCGTGAGGTTCGCCTCCCACGGAACAGCAACCTCACCAATAGTTACCTTCCCGGCATTAGGGTCTATCCAGTCACCAGTACGTATGGTGGTGGAGTTTTTGTCCGCCCAGGCTTGTGCCTCATTCTTAGTGCGGAAGCCTTGCTTAGTCTTGTTCTTCCCCGCGGGGTCGCGGTACTGCACGCGCCACGCCCGCCCTTTTGCTGTCTTGTACGGCTTGATGGATGCCATAAGATATACGTGTCCTTCCCAATTGGTGGTTGGATAATCCCCGCCCTTGGTGCTGCACTTCCACATAACAGGCACCAGGGGCGGGTTTGTCTTATACTGCTGGTGGCCCACATCCCCCCGTGGGCCTAGGGTGGCCCCGTGTCCGAGCTCAGCTCCACGGGGCCACCCCCAGTTTTACAGGCCGAGGGCTTTGGCCTTAGCAGCTGCAAATTCCTCGTCTGTAAGAACGCCGGCGGCGTGCAAGTCTGCCAACTTAGTTAACTGGTCAAGATTGTCAGAGGCTGCCGGTGAAACGTTCACAGGCTCAGAGGCAGAATCGAGCCGGGCACGTAATTCACGAACAAATCCGTCAGCCTCATTGTTAGAGACTTTCTCCACTTTGATTTCCTCATTAGAAGTCGTGAGCTCAATCGAAGCAAAAGCCAGACCCCGAGATGTGGAGACCGAAGAAATCTTCTCCAGCGAGATTGACCTATCACCGGAGTCAAATCCAAAAGTATCAGCCTTCACAAGTAGAACCCGGCGATCAGTCGCGGCGATAATACTCGTCTTACTTAGAGAAAGCCCTTGAGTAGCGGCAATGACCGTCTCATCGGGGTAGAGGAGAGCCAGGATACGGTCACGCGTAGCAGGAGACTTCACTGAGTTTGCGCCCGTCTTCCTAATCGCCTCATTCCAACCTTGATCGTCAAGGAGGGAGTCGATGGCCTGGATAATTTTGACCGAGCGCCCCATAGCCTCGATGGTATTGTGCGAGGCCGTGAGTACGCCATTTTCCACCACAATGGACGTATCTTGGCTTTGCCAAAGGAATTTGTTGTGGATGGTGAGTTCATTTCCAGTGAGGTTGACACTGTATTTCTTGAATTTTGCCAGGGCGAATTGGTGGGCGGCGTTGAGCACTTCTTGCTCGTTAGCGATAACGCTCCGGGTGATGGAATCCATTAGGCTGCGGTCCTTTCGTAGAGAGACTGCCAAGTTTTTAGGACCTTGACCGTGACGCCTAGCTCGTGAGCCAGGGTGGCTGGGTGTGGTCCGTAGATTGTTTCGGTGGTGGCGTAGTCGTGGGGGTTAATGAGGAGGCGGGCTGCGAATCGGTCGGCGCGTATTTCGTGGGCACCGTGGTGGCCCGGCGGGTCGTTGTAGTGTGCGTGCCCGAGCTCGTGGGCTAGGGAGCACAGGGTAGTGGCATCGTCCAAGCCGATTTGTAGGGTGATTGCGTTCTGTGCGGGCACCCAGGCTGCCTTTGGCCCGCCGCGGTGCCACCGGATTCGGTAGCCCCGGGCCTGCGCCACGTCGATTAGGGCTTCGACGTCAATCAATCAAATCTTCACCTCGTTTCTCCCGTTCTTCCTGCTCGTTAGGCGACGAGTCGGCGGCATATTCGTCCGGTTCATAATCAAACTCGCGGACAACACCATCATCGTCATCTGGTAGTGAAGCAGACGCGTCGGACACGGGGGCACCCGCACGACGAGCAGCCAAGTCATCACGATAGCCCTTAGGGTCGGACACCTCTTTCCAGAGACGTCCCTTTTCCTCGCGCCCGAGGGAATCTTGAGCCAATTGATAAATCAGTTGTTGCGGCGATGCGGTGGACAGAAGGGTGCCATCGCTGTCTAGGTAGTCAAATATTTCCTGTCCGCTCAGTTTCCCTAATTCGTCTAGCGCAGTTACGGGATTGAGATGCAGGGCGCGAGCCAGCTGGATTATCTCATCGCTCGTTAAACCTTCGTCCAGACGAGAGCGCGCAGTATTACGGGATACGTCTAGGTGCTTTGCGATTTCTACGACAGTGATTTTGCGGTCCGCCATTGAGCTAAACCAAGCTTTTTCTTTGTCCATATGAAACATAATAGTGCACAAATACGTGTGCAGCAACTGGTAGATACGCTGGGCAAATTAAACATTATGCACAAAACATTGCATGACAAGCTTGTAATTACTCCTAAAGTGCACTAAGCTCTGTGCATGTAACCGAGAGGAGGAGAAAAAGTGCCCAAGGTATTAATCAGTTTGGACGAAGTAGACCGAGTCCGACGAATCAACCACATCACTTCGAATGCTGAACTTGCAGACAAAATCGGCGTTCACCGAAACACGCTTCGCAAATATCTGAAAAGCAGGGAGTTGGACAACGAAGTTATCAACGGTCTAGTTCGGCTCGGTGCAAAAGCCTCGAAGATTTTGGTCGTTGTTGACGGAACTGAACTCGTCGCAGCCGCCTAAAAGAAAAGCCCGGTGCTGGAACACCGGACCAAAGAACAATCAACTCATTAGGAGAGTATCACAATGAATAACCAACTGGTGACTATCCCGGTTCCCGGAACTTCCAACCCCATCATGGCGGTACAGAAGGATGGAACCGAATGGGCAAGCGCAAAGCATGTGTGCGACGCGCTCGGAATCGACTGGAAGAGTCAGCACCGCAAGCTCGACTCTAAGCCCTGGTCAGTTATGGTCATGATGACCACAACTGCTGCGGACGGTAAGAACTACCAAACTTCGATGGTTGACCGTCGTACCCTCACGATGTGGCTTGCCACCATCGACACCAACCGTGTCTCTGAAGATGCCCGCCCAACGCTTGAGGCCTACCAACTCGAGGCCGCTAATGCGCTCGACGCCTACTTCCACAAGGGTGGTGCCATTAACCCTCGCGCCGAGGAGCACCAGTTGAACGCTTTGATGCGTCAGTCGCAGATGCAGATGGAGTTGTGTCAGGCAGCTAAGGGTCTTATTCACCCTGACCATTTGGAGGCGAAGGCGCGGATTGTTTTGGCGCGTGGTTTAGGCGAGGTGCCGGAGTTAAACCCGGAAACGCGCCCTTTGTACACGGCGGACTTTCTGAAGTCTAAGAACCTGTCCGCCAAGAAGATGAAGTCCGTGGCTCCGATGTTCGGTAAGCGGATGAAGGCGCTGTACACGCTGGAAAAGGGGCGCGAACCGGAAAAGTATGACCTCACCCTGCCTAACGGTCAGGTGCGTCAGGTCAACGGATATACGGAGGCGGACCGCCCGCTGATGCAGCGCGTGTGGGACCAGTACTACACCACCGCATAAGAAAAGCCCCGCATGAGGTGGGGATTGAAAAGAAAGGAGTTTACAGCATGACCCGCGATGAAAAGGAAACCTCCGGCACTGCAACATCGGGTGTGACCGTAGAACTTAGTGGAGACCCAATCTTTAACAAAGAAGAAGTGCTAAGCCTCATTTCCGGATTCGGCAAAGGCTACCGGGCGGTGGTGTAGATGTCTCGAGAGCTTTGGGATTTGTCAGTCGATGAGACTGAACGTGCAGTTCTTCTCTTCGAGGATTTGTTCTCGTTGTGTTCCCAGTGGGGTTCTCCACTGGATAGTGATTCGGACATCAAAGGTCAAAGGAATGTGCACAGGGGTAGGTTCGAGAAACGGCAACGGGGCGATTCCGTAAGAACTACTTCTTTCGTAGTGAGCGGTCGCCCTGGCGCGGAAGTCCCTTTGTTCGGCACGGAATTCTTCAGCGTTGTTTCTGACCTGGTGGAGAAGAATCGGAAGCGTGATTCTCACCCCGCGTCCAGGTTTGAGGTCAACCTTGGGGTGCGAAAGGTATTCCCCGTTTACCGCGACGGTGATGAGAGCGCTAAGGGCTTTGTCCTTTCCAGTGTTGATGACATTGCAGGTTGCCGCGTCTTTCCAGTGGTAGTCCCAGCTGACGTAGTTGAGTTCAGTCTCTCGCTCTTCGGCCCTGCGGCTTATCGTATTCGCTTCCTCAGCGAGCTCGCGGGCATCTATGGCGATGCTGTTCGATTTCTGGGCCAGGGTGACGGACTCAGCGGCCCTTTGGTCGCTTCGCTCCGAAATCTTGTTAGCGCGCTTGGAATCGAGCTTGGCAAATATCGCGATAATCACGCCAGCGACTCCCGCAAGAGCACTAACTACTGACCATAAGTTGTCTGTGTCCATGTGAAAAGAATAGCCCGACTGGCAGGCGGGGGAGTTCGAGTCTCCCTACGGGCACGGGGACTGGTGTGTCCCAAAGTTTCGACACAGTGACTGAACCTCTAAGGGGTTCGGTATGGGTCGGAAATGTTGTATTGAAATCTGAATAGTGAAGAGCGCCGGATGATACCGGCCCCGCGAGCGATGGTTCTTAGATTCGCCACGACCGGGGCAAGCAACAAGTGCAGGAACCCCGCCCTGAGAGGCGGGAGGGAACGAACGGCGCGGACAAAAATAACAGGCCTGAATGGACAAAACACAATTCTTTTACACCTACTACAGGGGCTAAGAAATGTGCTTGCAAAAGACTCCGGGGTTCGATTCCCTGGCAGGCCACCGGGTGGGTGTGGAGTGTTACTGGCTCCGTAAGTGAAGGTGTTGGCGCCCGCCACTAGCCGCGCTTGCATCCGCCCCGCAAATACAAGAACGACCCCGTATGCACTGCGACTGTGTACGGGGTCTTAGACCTGGAAAGGAAAAGGTCACTATGAACACTACCACATGGCTGCTGGCTGATGAGGCAGCCGAATACATGCGGATGGACCGCGACACCGTGTACGCGCTTTTGCAGCGCAGCGAGTTGCGCGGCGTGAAAGTTGGCCGCCGTTGGCGTGTGCGCCGTGAGTGGTGCGACGCCTTTTTGATGGGGGAGACCGTATGAGCTGACTAAAAAGACTGTTCCGCCGGGGCGAACCCCGAACCCTGAAATTCACAATCTATTGGAGATAAAAGATGCGACAGATTACGCACGAAGAAGCAAAAACCCACATGACTGATATTGAGACACGACTGAAAACCATCTATCGGTGTGCTCATTTGCCGGAGAAAACCCGGCGCCAGATTCTCAACCTCGCCGGCGGGGCTAACAACATCGCCGGCCAAATCGCAGCCCATGAAAGGAAAGTCCGCAATGCAACCCACAAATAGCCGCTCGGAGCGCCGCGAACCAACCCATAAAGAGTTGGCGTATTGGCAGGATGTTGCCGCAAAGCGCATCCGTTTCGCATGGGCTACCGGCATCTTCGGTGGCCTGGTTGGTTTTCTATTCCACGCTGTGATTTCGGTGCCACCAGTATGGCTGTAGAAAAAGGGCTGCATGACACGTACCGACCCATGTTCTACCACGGCGAGTGGTGGGTTGATGTGGGGGATAGGCCGCGTTCTTTCCCTACTGCTGAGAGTACCCGTAGGTTTATTAAGCACGCTGCTGAGATGAGAGACCGCTGCCTGTACCACCAGTGTTTGCGGCAGGGGAAGCAGATGCCGGGCATGGGGGTTGGGTTCCGGTTTTGTGAGCGCCATGCGCGGAGTGCGAAGAAGATTTTGGACAAGACGAATCGGGGGACTGCGATTTTTAGGGGAGCAAGTTTTGAAAACATTTAAGCCCAAAAATGAGGAAGCATGGTTTGAGTTCCGCCGCCAGCACCTCACCTCAACGGAATTAGCGGGGCTTCACCTGAGTAAGACCGCTAGAGCGTGGCAGGAGCTACGCGAGCAGAAGGAATCAGGGGAGCGTTGGAGTGGTAATCAGTACACAGAGTGGGGGACAGCGCGTGAACCTATACTGGCCCCGCTCGTGGTGGATGTTGATAGCCGCCTGGACTACAACGCAGACCCGCAAACAATCATCATCAACCCAGACGATGACCGCCTATGCGGCACCCCAGACCTATACAGCGAGGACGGGGAGGTCATTGGTGAGATTAAAACCGCTAAACACCAATTCACTGGTGGGTATTGGCATGATTGGTGCCCCGACCGCTACTACCTCCAAATACAGGCAAACATGTGGCACGCAGGCGCGGAAGCATGTGTGCTGCTGGTGGAGTACTACCAGGAGCAGGACGGCGAGTTCAGCCCCGTCGAGTACGAAGGCCAGGTAATCCACTATGACCCCGCAGTGGTGGAGGGTATGCAGGCGACCGCCGATGAGTGGTTCGCATGGCTGGAAGGCACCACCCCGGAGTGGATGGGTGAGGTCACCAGCCTAGAAGACGCCGACGAGGTAGAAGACCTCGTTGCGCAACTAGCAGATGCGGAAGAAAAAGCCGCCATCTGGTCCGATTTGGCAAAGACCTACAAGAAAGATTTGTTGAAACTGCTTGGCGATTCCTACGCGGGTACGCACGCCGGCTACAAGGTGAGCGTTTCCACCACCAAGGATTCTAAGACTTTCGACAGTAAGGCGTTTAAGACCGCCCACCCGGACCTATTCGCCGAGTTCAACACCAAAACCCGCCGTGGTTCCACACGCCTCCGCCTCACAAAGGTGGTCAACTAATGCCCCTATTCGCACCAGAGTCCACATACCCCACCAAAGAGCAAAAGCAACGTGCCCTAAACCGCGCCCAAAGTGAAGCCTTCGACTGGATGGTCGACCACGGAGACACGTTCCCCAAACTGCGTGACCTTTACCAGCAAATCCACGACCAGGTTGACAAGGAACGAGAGAAACTATGAACAAGCCCAGCGACATGCCGTATCGCCGCTTAGAGGTAGCGCGAACCGCAACCGACGCCAACTACAACGCGTTAACCGCGTTCGCCGACCAAGCAATCTACCTCATAAAGCACTTCACCGAACACGGCCACGACCTAGAAACAGCCGTCACCCTCACAGAAATCACCCTCGACCGATTCGACGACGAAAGGAACATCTAATGCCGATCTGGGGAAAACAACTACCAGAAGCCGATGCCGAGACTCGAGAAGGGGCCGGAGCAGCCGCCTCCATGGTCTCCGCCTACATCGAAGCCGGATTCACCCGCGAAGAAGCAATCCACATCGTCACCACTGTCTTGGTCGCACACATCAACAAGGAGCAGTAACCATGACCAATGAAATCGCAACCAACAACACCACCACCCCAGAACTATCCGACACCGGCATCAACGACCTCATGCGCCAAGCCGAAGCCATGAGCGCCGCCCACAAACTCGCCACCGTCCTTTGCAACACGCAGATGGTGCCGCAGACCTTTAGGGGCAAGCCCGATGATGGCGCCGCCGCAATCCTCTACGGCGCAGAATTGGGGTTGAAGCCCCAGCAGGCTCTACAGCAAGTGTTCGTGGTTCACGGCCAGCCTGCCATTTACGCCCGCACAATGGTCGCCCTGCTAAAGGGCAAAGGCTATAAGTTTGAGACCGTCGAATCCACTGACGAGTCTGTCACCGTTCGTGGCGTGGCGCCAAGTGGCGAGCAGGAAACCTCCACATGGACTCTCGACCGCGCTAAGAAGGCGGGCTATACCTCTAATAAGAAGTATCAGACCGACCCGCAGGCCATGCTCTACGCCAAGGCCGCGTCGGAGGTATCCCGCCGCCTCGCACCAGACGTGCTGCTTGGTATTAAGTACGCCGCCGAAGACCTAGAACTGGAACCTGTGAAGATGAGCGCTACTCGTCAGGATGTGGCGCAGCAGGCCCTGTCGGCCCCGGCGCCGAAGAAGAAGCAGGAACCGAAGCCGGAGCAGCCCGAACCGCAGTCTATGGGTGCAGACGATGAGGAAGCAGAACTAATTCAGTACGTCCGCCAATCCCTAGAGGAATGCGGTAACGCGGACGAGGTAAACGACTTCGCCAGCAAGCTGAAAGCTCAGGGAGAAGTCCCCGAAAACGTGCAGCAGATGGTAACCACCCGCTGGAACGAACTACAGGAGAACAACTAATGGTCAATGACATCACTATCAGCGGCAACCTCACCCGGGAGCCGGAGCAGCGCTTCACGCCTAACGGCAAGAGCGTCGTGGAGTTCACTTTGGCCCACAACACCCGCCAGTACAACCAACAGTCCCAGCAGTGGGAAGACGGCGAACCATGCTTCATCGACGTGACTTTTTGGGGCAAAAAGGGCGAGAACTTCCTACAGGACTACACCCAGAACGGGAAGCGCCCCGTGGTTGTGCTTGGCTCCCTGAAGCAAGACCGCTGGGAAGACAAGAACACCGGCGACAAGCGCAGCAAGCACAAGATTAACGCCGACGAAGTCACCTTCATCCCACGCGGACAAGGCGGCGGCGGGCAGCAGTCCCCGGCGCAGCAGCAGTGGAACAACGCCGCACAGCAAGGACAAACCGCCACCAGCGGCGCATGGTCCCAACCACCAGCCCAGGCCGGCCAAGACCAAACGCCTCCATTTTAAGGAGCAATCATGCAGACACTCATCGACCTACTATCCGCCCACGCCTACACCCCAGACGGCGGTGTGGCCGACCCGAATCATCCCATATACGCACTCATCTGGGCACTGAAACTCATCGCCTAGAACCCACTACCTAGCCCCGCTGTTAGGACCTCAATAGTCCGCAGGCGGGGCCTTTTCGTATGTAAGGAACCCCCATGCTTTATTACCAACTTGATGATGGTGCAGTACAGCCGCGCCAAGCCTACAAAGACGACGCCGGCATTGACCTCGCCCTGAAACACGACCTCACCGTGCCTGTAGGTGCTCACAGGGTAGGAGACACTGGCGTGCACGTTGCTGTGCCCCGTGGGCATGTTGGCATGGTGTTTGTGCGCAGCTCCACCGGGATTAAGAGGCATCTGGTGTTGAGTAACGGCACCGGGATTATTGACTCCGGGTATCGCGGCCCCATCAAGTTAAGCCTGCATAACACCGGCGACACCACCCAGCACATTCAGGCCGGAGACTACATCGCCCAACTCGTCACCATCCCCATCGCAACCAACAACATCGCCGAAGTCCCCCAACTCCCACACAGCGAACGCGGCACCAACGGCATCGGAAGCAGCAAATGAACCCCTACTACCAAGACGACTACATCACCCTCTACCACGCAGACTGCCTACAGCATTTGGACATGCTCAACCAAGCAGACGTAATGGTCACAGACCCACCGTATGGAGTTAAAAACAGTTCCAGAAAAGGCGGATACAGAGGAGCAGGGTCACAAATCTACAATGCCTCTCCAATCGCAGGGGATACGACCCTAGAGGCTAGGGACAAAGTACTAGCAGCCTGGGGGACTGGCCCGGCAATAGTATTCGGAGTCTGGTCCCGGCCACGACCAACAGGAACTAAAAGCCGTCTTATCTGGTGGAAAAAAGGGTCTGCCCCCGGCCCCACATGTTCGGCTTTTATGACCCAAGATGAAGAAATCTACGTTCTGGGCAAGGGGTTTATTGCTACCTCGCCGCCGCAACGTTCCGTTATCGAAACGTCGGAACCCCGGTCTATTGAAGTCGCAAAGATTGGGCATCCGACACCAAAGCCAGTTGGCCTTATGGAGACATTGATTAACCGCTGCCCCGAACACTGGGTGATTGTTGACCCGTTTGCGGGGTCTGGTTCCACGCTACGTGCCGCTAAGAACCTAGGGCGCAAGGCGATTGGGTTTGAAATTGAGGAGAAATACTGCGAAATCACCGCCCAACGCCTCGCCCAAGAAACACTAGGAATTTTTTAATGCCTACCCATAAGCAGCGTGAGGACATGCGGGCATACTTAGAATCCTGCGACCTGTACTGCGCCCGGCCAGACTTCCTCGACGCACTAATCCAGTTGTTCCAATCCATAGAGAAAGGAGGAGAAAAAGATGACTTACGCTGGTAAAATACATAAATGTAAGACGGCCCGCAGGGTGATACCAACACCGACACGGGCCTAACCAAACGACACACGATAGGAGCGTGCGCCGTGGCTACAAGCCATTCTAAAGTATCTAAGTCCCTCCGTTTTGAAATCCTGCGCCGAGACCAATTCCGCTGCCACTACTGCGGTAAAGAATCAGCTCAAACGGAACTGCACGTCGACCACGTTGTACCTCAATCCCTCGGAGGTTCGAACGAACCCAGCAACCTCGTAACCGCTTGCGCCGAGTGCAACAGCGGCAAGGCAGGGCGCACACTGGACGAACCTGTACTCGCAGCCGTAGACGAAAAGGCCCAACGATACGCCACCGCCGTCGAACAGGCTATCGCGGAGCGGCGCCGAGTGTTTGCCTCAGAACGGCAAATTCAAGATGCATTTCGGGAACACTGGGACCAGTGGGAACCACAAGATCCACTACCGCCCGGGTTTGGGGACAGTGTGCGACAGTTCATGCACGCAGGTTTGGAACTGGATGACATTGTGGACTCCATCGAGATCGCCATGTCTAGGCGCGACATTCGCGGGCGCGAGCACGCCAGGTTCAAGTACTTCTGCGGAATCTGCCGAAACAAAATAGAGGGAATCCGCAAGCGTGCGGGTGAGATTATGGAGGAGACTGCGGAGGAGCCAGTCTGGCAAGAATCGGGGCTTCTCGCGACTCTCGTGGAAGAAGTTGAACGAACCGATCCGGGGTACGGAATCAACATTAACTATGCACTCGGGGTTAGAGACCTAGCCAACCATGTCTCGTTTTCGGCAGGGCTGGATGATGCAATTCTGGCAGACGGAACCATATGGCAGGACATGATGTGCGGCTCGAAGGTCGAGAATTTGCGGACAGGCCAGGTACATATTGCGCGCCGTTTGGAGAAGCTTGACACGGGGTGGAACGTAATCTGCCTAACCACCAGCGGCAGAGAGATTGGATTATTGCCGGGGAGCCTGTACCCCCTTAGAGAGGAACCAGGATGCCAAGAATCAGAAACATAAAGCCTGAATTTTGGGACTCGCCTTCAACCGCACGTGCTGATTTGGCCGTGCGGTTGACGTTTATCGCGCTATGGAATTGGTCGGATGATTCGGGACACGGCACGGCGAACCTGAAAGAGTTAGAAGCGTTTTGTTTCCCGAATGATGACGTTCGAGATTTGCCCCGCCGAACTCCGGTTGACAGTGCCCGAACTTCGGGCGCAGTGTGGCCGAACTTTGCCGAAGTGCTCCACGAGGTTGCCGAAGCCTACGGAGTGGTCTTCTACACCGTGCGGGGACGCAACTACTACGAGATCCCTTCATTTAAAGACCATCAAGCAAAACACTTCCGCCCGCAGTCCAAACACCCCTCACCGAACGAGGGACAAAAACTAGACATACGCAGCGGAAACATCATTGAGTGGAATGACGAAAGCAGGGGAGTGCCCGAACTTCGGGCGCAAGGAGCCGAACTTAGGCCAGGGAGCGCCGAAAAAGGATTACTGGATAAGGATAAGGAGGGGGATGTTTTTCGAGAGAACGACACCCCTCCCAAATCACTAGACGAACTCGCCGCCCGCTTCGCTGCCAAAGAAAAAGCAACAGGGGTATACGGCACCGCAGCCGAACCGCGATGCGCCAAACACAAGAACGACTCCAACCCGCCACCATGCCGAGCTTGTGCCCGCGCTCGCCAATGGTTCGAAAGCCACCAAGAAGCCGCAGATGCTGAAGCTCGCGCCCGACGCGCTGAAGAACGACGCCGCGCAGACGAATGCCCCTACTGCGAAGGCGGATGGGTAAAAGGAACCAACCCCGCCAGGCGCTGCGACCACAAGCCACCAAGAAAGAAACCCCCATTTTGAGAAACCGAAAACTGTCTGCCGTCTACGCCCTGCTCGTGGTCTACATCGCCGCACTCTGCGGATGGGACCTCCACGCCAACCACGACCCCATCAACATCCTGCTTAATGCCATCTCCCTCATCACAGTCACAATCCTCGTGTACGGCCTCGCCAGGGAATGAAAGAACCAACCCCAGAACGATAAACCAGCCCGCCAGAAGCCAAAGGAGCCACCATTTTGAGCAACACCAACTTTTTCACCACCGGAACACAACACAACAACCCCACCCGCTCCCTCGACCAAAAGCTTCGAGAACTACTTATCGGCCAAAAAGTCACCAAAGCCGACAACAACACCCTCACCCTCAACAACGGAGTAATCCTCGAACTCTACGAATCCGACCAAGACTGCTGCGCCCACGCCTACGGCACCTGGAAAATCACCAACCCCAACAACCTCGAAGCCGGAATCACCGACATCACCTACGAGCACGACGCTGAAGAACACTCGGATGAGTCACAGACCAACACCCTCACCATCAGTCTTCTTCACAATCAAAACCCAATCGCCCAAGCCCACTGCCAAGCAGATGACGGGAATGGTGGCTACTACTTCTCGGTGCTGTCCATGCGCGTCGCCATCAAAGGGCAAGAAAACAACCCCGACATCTTTCAGGTGCTAGAAGCATGACCAACACCATCACTTTCCGCGTCTTTGGGGAACCCGCGCCCAAAGGTAGTAAACGTCACGTGGGTAACGGCAGGCTCATTGAGTCCTCGAAGAAACTCCCCGTATGGATGCGAGCCGTCAAACAAGAATCCGCCAAAAACCAGCCCAGCGAGCCGATAGACGGCCCCGCAACCGTCCTCATGCACTTCTACCTACCCCGGCCTAAACGGCCCCGCTATGACGCCCCGGCAGTCAAGCCGGATGCCGACAAACTAGCCCGCTCAATTCTTGATGGCTTAGAAGCCGGAGGAATCCTCAAAAACGACTCCCGCGTAACCCACCTCGAAGCCACCAAACACTACGCCACCAACACAACCCCGCCCGGCGCTCACATCACCATCACATGGAAGGACATCCAATGATTTACGCATGGCCCTTTGACGATTCGAACGAACCCGACCCAGACGAACTCGAAGACGACTCCTGGCAAGACCGCGCCTACGACCTCTGGGCAGACAAATAAACACCAACAAGGAGACCACCAATGACCAACCCTTTCGACCGCATCGCCAACAACACCGCCCGTTACTTCACCCACCGGGGCATCAACTGCATGACTCAGCTGGGGCCGTTCACCATCAACGGCTACATCGAACTGCCGGAAAACCACCCATGGCTTGATTTTCCCGACATGATTGAGGTGCACCCGGACATCGAAGTTCACGGCGGAATCACCTACCACGAGGGCCGCGTAATCGGCTTCGACACCAACCACCTCGGAGACGGACACCACCCCGAGGCTGAGCTCGCCGACCAAAATCAGATTTTCCCATTCCAGACCTATTACGGCGGTTCCATACACATCTGGTCGTGGGAAGAAGTCGAAGAAGAAACCCGCCGCCTAGCAGACCAAGCAAAGGACATCAACAATGATCATTGAATTTGCCACTAGCGACCCAAAGGAAGCGGAGCGCCGCCTACGCACCGCCCACCCCTACTACCAAGACGATTTCATCGACTATGTAGTCCAGGGAGTTAAAGACGGCATCGTCCGCGTACGCGACCCGCACATGTACGGAGGTAACGCAGACGCTGTTCCCCAGCTCGGCAAAGACGAAGCCGACAGGTGGGAGGAATGGTGCAAGCCACTCCTGGCTATGCGCGACCGCGACCTCGCCCGAATCCCCAAGCCTTTCCACACCGGGCCTAGAGAAATCGAGTACGGAGCACGAATCGGAATCGAGCGTGACGAAGACGGAAACATCACCAAAAAGGGCCACATCATGTGGGAACGCGGGAAATTCGCCAGAAAATTCGCCGTCGAAAACGCCCTAGACAAAGACGGCGACGGCAAGCTCTGGACACGCGAAATCATCAACATTCAATCCGTAGACGTAGACGAAACCTGGATAGAGGAGGACTAATGACCAACCCCACCCGCCAAGAAATCATCGACACGTATGATGACCTAGCTCGGCTCGCAGGCATAGCCATACGCCTAGCCATAAAAAGCGAAGGTCGAAACAGCCAAAAACTCGACGTAATCGACGACCTTCACAAGGCGATTTTCAAAGCCCTCCCACCTAAGCCACAGAACACTATGGCCGACGTTGAGTGGAACGACGAGGAGCACTATCTAGCGGAAGCAGAGGAATCCTCTCTAGGAACCGTCGTTATGCTTATGAAAAGGAAAGACGGCTTCATTGAGGTAACCATGAAGCCGTACACCTTCCCGTTAAGAGCATGTACGCTGCCGGAGAACCTTACCCCTACTGGTCGCCGCTACGCACTCACGGAGGTGCAGGAATGAGCCGGGTAGACAGGCAGGCCGTACTCGAAAAATACGGAGGACGCTGCGCATACTGCGGTAGAACACTCACTGCCGGGCGTAAGGGCGATACCGCTTTTCAGGTGGATCATCTGCACCCACGCTACCTAGGCGGAGGGGACGAGCTAGAAAACCTCGTACCCGCCTGCCAACTATGCAACCGATACAAAGTCACCTACAGCGTGGAGCAACTACGGGAGCAACTAAGTCTTATCCCCACAAGGCTAGAACGCCAATCCAACTATCGACTGGCCGTAGCCTATGGCCTAATCCTCCCTACCTGCAAGACTCCAACATTCCTACTAGATGGAGACCACCAATGACTGACATCACCACCACCCACCTGAAATGCCTACTAGAGAAAGCCGCATCAGGGCCGTGGGAGGCGCGGGATAACTACCTAGACGACGGCATCCGTCCCGACGACTCATACCAAATGCGTGACGCGGCAGGCGACTACCTAGGCATCATGCACGGCCAGGATTCCTACCTCGCAGCCCACGCCCCAGAACTCGCACAAGAAGTAATCAACCTTCGCGACGCGCTCGGATACCTCGTAGAAGAAACACGGCTCGCCGCCGAAAATAGCCAGGATGTAATAGTCCAAAAGCGAGTAGTCAACGCCATAGAGACCACCATCATAAAAATCCTAGGAGAACACGATGAGTAAGCAAGACCAGGCGGCAAAAGCAATCAAGTTTGCGGCCGCACGCGGCTACACCCCCGAACAGATCGCCACGCTGCTAAACGAACTTAACCTACTCGCACCAGACCTACTCGAACCGTCATACATCGTTACGGTGTACGAGCAGGAACACCGTGTATGGGACGCCACACTTGGATTCACAGCGGAAGCGCAAACCGGCAGCAGCGACATCAAAATCTGGTGTTACTACGAGCCGGGAGAGTCGCTCACCCTCGCGCAAGCGCGCACAATACGCCAAGCACTCCACGCCGCAGAAAACTACGCAGAAAACTACGCAGGAGACCACGATGGATAACCAAGTCCAAGCAGCGCAGGTAATCCGCACATGGCAGAAGCGGCACAAGAACGTGATGGATGATAATCCTGATTGGGCCGCGCAAAACCTCGCAATCGACCTACACCAAGCAGGACTAATTACCCCAGACCTGCCCATACCCACAAAAATTGACGACGATGAGTACAGCTGGGACAAAACGCACACTCATTTTGCATACGACTACCAAACCGGGGCAGAAAAGAAAATCAAAGTGCCGGGCGGAGTCACGGTCATCCAAGATGAAAATGCTGAAGTTTGGCTAGATGTAGATTACGGCATTCATTCACTTGCCCCAGACGAAGCCCGAAGTCTTGGCCTAGCCCTACTCGCAGCAGCCAAACACACGAAAGGAGAACTGCCATGAGCCGCTGGCAAGTCTACAAAGACAGCGAGATCTGGTCTCGACAATGGGTAGCGGCGCCCGCGCATGAGAACTGGTGGGAGAAGCCCAAAGGTCGCCGCTTTCCTGAATGGGGTATGGCAGTGCAGTACGCCAACCGCATGGCCCACACCGCCCAGCCCGAAACCATCGGGCACCCCACCAACCCCGACGCACTCGCAAAAGCACTAAGCGAACTCGGATACAAGCTAAAGACGGCCATCCACCCCTACACCCACTAGCACATTTCCTAACTACAGCATCTAGGAACCAGGAGGAAGCATGAGAACCCTTGCAGACATGACCGAAGAAGAACGCGGCCAATGCCGAGGAATGTGGTGTGAAGATATATACGGCGGCCTATTCATCTACTTAGGAGCACCAACGGGAAGTACCACCTACGATGAAGAAACCGGCGCACCAATGGGGACATTCATCGACCCCCAAGAACCCGACACTATCGAAGCTCCACTAGCCGCATTCGCCTTACGCCCCGACTTTCCCCGCGCATGGCAATCAGACGGACAGCCGCCAGCAGGGGAATGGGAGCACGCCGAATACCTAGGCGACTACAAAGGCATGACCGACGTGTACTACTTCGACGGAGAACCCACACACCGCCGCTGGAAAGGGGAATGGGAGGAAGCATGACCCCGGAAGAAGCCCGCATGTGGCTCGGAGACGGGCATAAGCCCCCAATCGTCCCGCCCTACATCGCACAGAGAGCTTTGGAAACCATTGCAGCAATGAACGTAGAAGACCAGCCGCCCACACCACAACAGCAGTCCTAACCACCAGGCCCCGCACACCGCGGGGTCTTTTCTTATAGGAGCACACCGTGACCAACGAGTTTGAACTCCGCGACACAGCCCGCGAACTCAAAGCTCACTACCTTCAACTACACGCCCTCAAACACACCACCCCCAACCCTCCCGAGGTCAAGACCAGAAACAGCGTCAAGGGCCTGGGCCCGAAGTCGCCCGGCAACTGGCTATGGGTCAACCGCTATGTAGAGATGGAGCAGAACCTGCGGGAACTCTGCCTTAACGCATTCGGCATCGACGGTATCAACATCCGCATACACGACGGGGACCTATCAGCCCCCCGCCTCTGCCACCTCATCGCCTACTATGCACAACCCCTATCCGAGCTGGGCTGGGCGGCAGACCTCCAACAGGAGTTAGAAGACCAGGCCCGCACCATCAACCGCTGGACCAACCCACCCGAGCATGGACAAGCACTGCTGAAGTCAGCACGGGTGAAGCGACACCTCGTTGGTAAGTACTTGCCACCACTTGACAAGTAGCCTAAATAAAATGATATGATTGCGCTGTAGAAAGAGCCCGCCCACGAGCGGGCTTTTGTCGTTTTAACAAGCCCTGTAGCCTGACTCGGGTTAAACGACAAGATGTGTTGTTTTCCGGCGTGTCGGGGTAAACGACATTTTGTGTTGGTGGACTGCGTGGTTTAGGGCACGTGGCCTTTGCGTATTCCCATAGAGTGGTTGTAGGCACTGCCGA